TCTAAATGCTGTCTTTAATCTTATGGCCATTATAGTCAATGTCGCACCAGAGGCTATGGTTCTTAGGCTGGGGCTGATCACAGACCAGTCTTGTCCTGCTTCTACGTAGCCGCCTTCAGATACTACGGTAGAGCAGATCTGATCAAAGTAAGCACCTGTTGTTGTTCCTGTGTTTACGATCTCACAGCGTACAGGCAAGTTTGGTGTGCTCATATAAACTGTGGTCAGGTTGTTTGAGTGGTAGAACATATGACAAGGAATGAAAGCACCATTGTGTACAAATCCTACAGTAACAGCACCTACGCCCAACCATTGGAACTCTATAAAGCTCAACTGTGTCTTAGTAATGTCTAGATTAAACAAACTGCCGCCTTGTCCATTACAGGGATCGATGTTCCAGTTTGCCTGTGTGACACGATTTTCTACAGGAGCACCCGATGTATATGTTCTTATAACCCAACTGAGTGTGCCGTCACCTGCTTGTTCAAAAAATATACCGTTGTTATCATCAAAGTAACCTGTGCGCTTTGTAACATTGGCTGTGGCCGCATAGTAGCAGAAACTTGTAAGTATCTGTTGGCTCTTACCTGGCATGTAGTGATGATAGAATTTAGTTTGGTGAACAACACGACTGCTAGAATTGTTGCTAGTTGTCAGTCTAGCACAGGCTTTGTTTGATTGAAAGGCTACTGTGCCACCGTTAACTGTGTAGTCTATAAAGTTAGGATCTAATCCGTATAAATGTTTGTAGTCACCTAGAGTAAAAGGACTACTCATACGTATGCGACCAAACGCATCCGACTGTCCTACTTTGAGAGTGGTACGAAGTACAGGTTGCCCTAGAGCATTATACTCCATGACATGATGTAGATCGCTTAGGTTAGGTTCCCAAGGATGCTGATAGTTGGTGCTGTTTGGTAATAGGACTGGCATCTATTAGGCCCAAGGTCTACCAACGATCAATCCACCTACGTTAGGATTGTCTACTACGTTGTTGGTGTCGTTGTCGCCTGTTGCGTAGCGTGTTGGTAACTGTGTAGCGTCGGCACTGGTATCAGCATAGCGTCCTGGTTCTATCGCATTCTGCGCTGCTCTATCATTGCCTGCTAACTCTAGTTTGGCGTCTTGTCTTTGGCGCTTGTAGGTCAATGTTGAAATACCGTTAAGTGACATTATCGCTCCTCTGGGTATATCGGAAAACTGTTTCCTCTAAGATCTCTAGGATGTTTTGGTCCGTTTACTCCACCGCCCGCATCTGTGGTAACCGCATCGATAGGCAAGACTTTTGGATCTGGTGCTGTAGAATACGGTTGGGTAGATACGAGATCTACAATATGTTTGAATCTATTGATATCGCCATCAGGCGCAGTGATGGTCACTTCAGCATCAACGTCTTGTTGCTGTTGTTCGCCCGCTTCGATACTGTCGATTAGATCTAGCAAGCCTCGGATGATTTCAGTTGCTCTCATAGTTTAATATTTACCGTCTTAACTAGTTTTAATTTTTGCTAATCTGAGTGCTTGTAATATGCGTATATAAAGCCACCCTATATCAAATTCCCACCAATTCTTGCTGAGCTTGGGACTCGCTGGATCCAAGTGGTGGTTGTTATGAAGCTCTTCGCCACCAATAATAACACCCCAAGGGCTAATATTACGACTATAATCTTTCGTTTGTCCATTACGATACCCCCACCAGTGTGCTAGACCGTTGACTACACCCGCAGCCCAAAACGGAATCCATAACATTTGTACTCCCCATACTAACAATCCGACCGGGCCAAAGAACAGTAGGTCTATGACCAGCATTAAGAGAATCCCTCCGAACGGATGGGGAGTATAAATGTTACGTTCGATCCAATCATCAGGTGTGCCCATTCCCATTTTCATGATTGCTGGATCTTGTTTTGCTTTGACGTATAAAAAAGCACCACCAAATAATACACGCCAAATTCCATATTGCTTTGGACTGTGAGGATCTGCGGCTGTATCAGTAGCCTGATGGTGTTTTCTGTGAACCGCTACCCATTCTCGAGTATTCATTCCAGTGGTAAGCCATAACCAAAAACGCATAAAATGAGCCACTGCTGGGTGAAATATTACTGAACGATGTGCTTGACTGCGATGTAGATAAAGTGTAACAGACACTATAGTCATATGTGTCATCAGCAGTGTAATTAAAAATATTATCATCCTATATTTACTCTATAAATACCCTGATGGAAATAACAGCAGATAATTCGTATTGGACTGCCCTAAAATGGCCAGCCGCACCTAACGAAGACGATTATAAAGTTTTTGAACAGTATTGTACCGGGCGTGTGTTACTGTTAGGCAGTACCCAACTACTGTTACCATTGTGTACAGAAGCCTGGGATCTACATCCGTTGTACGACAATCCAAAGCTACGCCAGCAGGATTGGTTTACGCTAGATGAACATTGGGATACAGTAATAATAGATGGCGGACTGGCATTTGGTGAACAGTTCTGTAAAGATCTTTTAAAGGTAGTACTGCCACACTGCGACAGATTTGTAGCTCGTGCTTTTCTAAATCCTAACTGGCCTACTAAGTATGCTGTGTATTTCCCTCATGCTGATGAATTAACTCCACAGCCACTAGAACATCCTATCAACGAAGTTTATACATTTTACATATGGAACAGAAACCAACAATACTAGCCATGTACTCAGGCGGTTTAGACAGCCTGGGCATGGTCTATAAACTGTTAACTGAAGATGAGTACAAAAACTATGCTGTACACGTACATCATGTTCATAACAAGAACGCAGAAAATCGTTGGCGAGCTGAGCAGATTGCTGTGGACATCGCTACAAAAGAACTAAAGACGTTAGGTTTTAAGTTTGCCTACAGCGAAAGCGAGATAGGCACACTTCCCTTTGGCGATAAATTTATGTTTGACACAGACAGCATGAACTTCTTTGCTGGCTACGTTTGTAGTGTTAATCCCAACATTGTGAAAGTTGCTATGGGTATGCAGGCCAACGATGCTAACCAACGCCTAGAAGAACGACGTATCCGCGGTAATAAAATACTACAGGCATTTACACCTGCTGAAAAGATCTACCCTGTGATGAACATGACCAAGCGTGAAATCTACGACATGCTACCAGAGTCATTGCGCGATAAGTTTTGGTCATGCCGTCGTCCACAGTACAGTGAAAAAAATATCGCACCCTGTGGAAGGTGCGATACTTGTTTAACACTTAAAGAACAGGGTATTCGTTAATCCCAAGATCCACCGCTTTGTTGCCATGCGCCGTCTGTGAATATCAGTGTACAGAACGCACGACTGTCATAGTAACTAGCATTAGCATCATTGAATATTCTGAATGGATATAATAGTCCGTTGGTGCTGGCAAAACCACCTGTTCTAAAGTTAGCCACATCAACACTTACGTTTGCTGGTGTAACCCCAGTCTGTGGAACTAGATACATGATCTGACCTTCTACGCCATCTGCTAGAGTATAACTACCATCTGCTAATTTGTTAGTTGCGAATTTAACGTTCAGCGGTAAAGGTGTACTTGTATAGGTTGCCGCTACAGTACCTTGTATCAGAGCACCAGGAATAGTAGTGGTCCTGTCAGTGCTGAATGTCCAAGTCTCGCCACCTAGCATAGGTGTGTATGCCTGTATAGTAACTATACCGTTGGCACCTAGTTTTAGATACTTGTTGTCATCGCCCCAGTATTGATCATAGTACTCGTTGTTGCCTGTGTCAAAGTGTAGGTGTGTTGGATTATCGCCCCCACGGATTTTAAAGTACATATCATTAAGGTCGGGACCTGGTGCTAGGAAAAGCCCACTGCCTCCACTGTTGTCTCCTGTGCCTCTCAATATGTTGTTGAGAACTGTCAAATCACCAATAGGTGTGCTGAGCACATACTTGGTTGGCACTAGGAAGTTAGTGGCATCTGTAGCAGGAGTCTGTGAGGCGATAGTAATGTTGATAGCATTGTCGCTGTCAGTCTTGCCAGCGGCAGTCACTGTGAGATCTGACGCTGTGTTGTCTAATAAGCCACTGAAACTGGCTCCTTTGAAGTCCCAATCACCTACTGCGAACAGCGAACCTGCGTTGCTGATTTGAGCAATAAACGCAGTCTCAGGATTAGGTCCTGGATCGCCATAACCACCGCTAACAGCCACATAGCCGCTCTTAACGGCAATGTTGCTGCCGCCGCCCGATCCAAACCAATTGCTGCCAAATGTCCAGGTTGTGGTATTATCCAGTAGACGTTGCCATACAACAGATCCTAATGGAGTAAATTTGGCAATGACAAAGGTATAATCACTGCCTCCTGCGTTTCCAGTTACTCCTGACAGATATAGACAGTTGTCTGGTCCTACTACCACACTGGTAGCAATATCTTGGCAGTCACCTATGGTTCTACGGCTCCATTGTTTCGTACCATTGCCGTCCATCTTTAGCAGACTCATAGCAGTAGTAGTTCCGCTAGCACCGTCTGATTTCCAATATTGACCACAGATGTAGATATTACCATCCGCGTCTATGTCAGCATCTGCTCCTGAACAGTCAAAACCTGCGTCATACTGTATGGCTTTTTGCCACTGTATGCTACCTGCGCTGTCGTACTTGACTACCAACATCTTGTCGTAAGAGTCACCTGCTGTTACTGTGCCTACTTTGAGGATCATGTCGTCTGCGGGACTAGTACCACCAAACCCTGTGCCGCTGAGCGTTCCAAGCACGTCGTCAACACTTCTGCCACCAACAGGATCAACCACGCTGGTAAAGTTAGGAACGCCAGCTGTAAATTCAACAGCAAAAGTCAGTCCTCCAGCAAAACCACCAGTATTATTTGTCCAGTTGGCGTTGCTCGCAGGATCTGAATATAGTGTAGCGGCTGTGTTTAGTATGCCTACATTGTCCATGTAACCTATGACTACGATTTCACCCGCAGGTCCTACGGCCATACCATAACTATATTCGCCGTTTTGTCCGTCTAGTTTTCTGCTCCAGATTATATTACCAGTATCTTTATCAAGTTTGGTAGTGGTAAGGAATGCTTGCCCACCACTGTAGGCATGTCCAACCATGACAGGATTGCCGTCGCTGGCCACATCTACAACTTGGCTGTAACTCTGTTCACCAAAGTCAAAACTCTTCATCCATATAACATTACCGTTGGCAGTGTTTAACTTCATCAGTGAACTGACTTGATAGGCCGCAGGGCTTCCTGTGCCGTCTAGTTCTCCTGCTACATATATCGCGGTGCTGTCTGCGGCCAATCCCCAACCATCTGAATATTGTCCAGCAGCAAATCTCTGTTGCCATAGTTTACCGCCACTGGTGTCAAACTTGGCCACACTGATGTATCTTTCAGTATTGTTGGTATCGTCGTGACTGAATAGTGCTATGACGTTGCCGTCTGGATCATACTCTACGCTGGTAGCCGCAGTAACATTATCACCTACAGTATCTGAAGCAAATGTCTGTACCCAGACGTTAGTGTCTGCTCCAGCACTTAACACTGAGTTACCACTGCTGTCTACGATGTCTCCGCCTACAGGTAATTCTAGTTTACCATCTGTTTTGAATAACCAACGTTTAGCATCTTCGTTGGTATAGATACCAACGTCTACGCCGCCACTTAAACGCAGGGCGTTATTATCAATAGTTGTATCTTGATCTATATAACCGTAATTAAAATCAATTCCGCCATTGGTTGGTAGACTTAGATTACCACCGTTGTCAAACACCCATTCGTGCTGTGAGGTGATTCCTGTGCGTATGTTGACATTACCGTTGTTGCCAGTGCCCACTCCACGACCGCCACGGATGTTTACATCAGCACCGTTACCGTTGCCACCAAGAGCATCACCTGCTGAGATTTCTATGTAGCCGCCAGTGTTTGAACCACCGTTCCAATCTTGAGCACTACCGCCTTCAATCTTTACATAACCACCTTGGTTGTTCTGACCCTGTCCACCACGTATCTTGATGTCACCACCTGATCCACCAATGTCTTGCCCGCTAAATGTGCCTTCTCCGCCTGTACCACCCCAGATATAAACATCGCCGCCTTCGCCTGCGTTAGGTTGTTGCCAAGTACCATAACCACGCTGTCCCTGGATAACAAGACGCTGTGCGTTGGCATTATTGCTGTCTGGCACTGGACCTGTGATGATGATCTGTTCAGTAGGATCGTTTTCTCCGCCTAGTCTTAGCGTAGGACCGTTCAGACCGTAACCGTTTTGATAACCTGTATTATTTAGACTAGGAAGTTTTAGGCTACCGTCTTGAGCAAATGTCCAAGCGTGATTGCCGTCGTCACTCTCAATAACAACATTAGTGTTTGCTTGAATACTTACTTCGTCACCGTTGGCAGTAATAAACACATCGTCTGCGGCATATAAGTTAAGATCGCAGTCTCCTGTATAGCCCTGAGGACGTAGTGTTTCAATGGTTAGGTCACCAGGATTGCGCCAACTGATAGCACCATAATCGCCATCTTCAGTGGTTAGATCTACTAAACGCTTCCAGATTGGCAGTTGTGTTCCTCCGCCATTATACACAACGGTTATGCTGGTACCTAATGGAATCTCTTGAGGGTCTCCAGGGCCAACCAACCACGATATATACATTAGACCAGCCGGATCGTTGAAACTGGTAGAAGTTACGTTCTTAGCACCGCCCCAGGTTGCGCCAGCATCAATAGTGAACTGTCCTTCAGTCCAACTGCCGTATCTGATAATGTTATAAATTTCTGGGCTATTTTCTATTGATAGCACAGCACTATTAAAAATTCCACCGCTCTGTGATATATCGTATAGTTCCACAGTTACACTAGTAAAAGTTCCCTGTAGTCCTGTAGCAGAGTTTTCCCAGTCTGCTGTACAGATGTAGGTTTCGCCTTCTGGTGTTAGAGCGATTGTACCTCTAGTATCACCTGATTGACCTAGAGGAAACGATACTGTACGTTCTACGATGCCACTGCCACTACTACCACCGCCACCGCCGCCTAATACTGATATGCCTGAAGAATCTAGAATATCACCACCTGCGGGTAATGATAAATTACCGTTAGCGTCAAATACCCAAGTCTTGTTATTAGTCGATACAGTAACAGCACCAGTGCCGCCACTGTTGTTGCTAATAGTTAGATCGCCGCCTTCTTCAGTAGTTGGTATATAAATGCTGCCATCAGCATTGCCTTGTCCAGGCTGTATGTATAGACCATTGCCTGTGCTGTTGTAGGCTGTGTCACCATTGAATGCCCACTGTCCTGTGCTGGCACCGCCACCTCCTGTGAAAGGATCACCGTCTAAACTTAGTGTACCGTCGTCTTCTAATTTAAATTCGTGTTCACCGTTGGTTAATTTTGATGTAACAGAATCACCGGCGTTGCTGTCTTCTGGATCTGGTTCTTCGTTTTCTTCGCCAGGATTGATAACTTTTGTTACTTCAAGTTTACCAGCATTGTTGGTAAGTTTAATATTGTCTAAGTAGATACTGCCGCCTGCTGTATATACGTGACGCCATTGTTTATCAGGACTACCTAGGTCGTAAGTATTATCAACAGAAGGAAGTATGTTTCCTGCTACTATTCCGACATCTCCTCCTAAAGTCGCATCAGTTAGATAGTCTAGTTGCGTCCAGGTACTAGTTCCGTCACCAATCTTGAGTTTATTATTGGTAGTATCATAACCCGGTTCACCGAGAGATAGTATTGGATTCGCTGCTGTCCAATTTGCGGCAGTGTCTCGTCGTAATTTGATTCTTGTTGTCATTTGTCTAGTCCTGTTATATTACTATTGATAATACTTATTAATTTTATGGAGTCAGCCATGTAGCAGCTACTCCACCATCGATCGTTAAATCTCCATTTATCACTACATCACTGGCGAATGTCGTCCGTTGAGCAATGATGATAGGTGTGCTATCAGTGGTGCTGAGTGTGCTGCCATTGAATTCAAAGGCCCCTAGATTCAAAGTAGGATCTGATATAAGACCTAATTTTGTATAAAGTTCTGTAAAATTTTCATTGATCTTTACAAAAGCAGTGCGTAATGGATCGCCCTTGCCGCTGTTCGCTGTCGAAACATTGATTGTCTGTTTAGCCATTATATTCCGCCCAACCTTCTGATAGTGTCAAGCTCATCTTCTTGTCCTTGACGTTTCATAAATTCTAAAATCTGATCGTAGTCTTTCATGGTCGCTACCCTATTCTGACTGATCTTTGTGACTATCTCAGCAACATCATGTAGGTCCATATCGTTTTTTATGTCCTCTCGAGCTAGTTCTATCAGCCTGATAAACAGCGGAACATCAAGTTTGATTATATCCATTTGGCAGCACCTTAAATATACTTTTACTACATATTTATCGGAAGACCATGATTAATAAAGAACCGTTCCAAAGACTGATTGACCAGCTGAAAGCTGAGGGGAAATATAGGGTTTTTAATGATATCCTGCGCGAAGCTGGAGACTATCCACACGCTATATGGTATGGTCCCTACAATATTAAGAAGATAGTCAACTGGTGCTCCAACGATTACTTAGGCATGGGACAGCACAAAGTTGTGCTAGATGCCATGCGCACAGCACTCGATCAAACGGGTGCGGGTTCAGGAGGTACACGTAACATCGCAGGAACAACACACTACCATGTGGCTCTAGAACACGAACTAGCAACTCTACACAAAAAGAGCGGAGCTCTGTTGTTTAGCAGTGCTTACGTGGCCAACGAGTGGACATTAATCGCGCTAGCAAAGATTATCCCCAACATAGAGTTTGTTTCAGATTCTAAGAATCATGCTAGCCTCATAGAGGGTATGCGCCATAGCCGAGCGCCTAAACACATCTTCCGACACAATGATCTAGCGGATCTCAAAGAGAAGCTAGAAACCGTCAAAGGCAAGGCCTGTGTCGTGCTAGAATCTGTTTACTCTATGGACGGGGATATTTCTAAACTAAAAGAAATTATCAAACTATCTAGACTGTACGCTGCTATGATCTATGTGGACGAAGTACATGCGGTAGGTCTCTACGGTGAGCAGGGCGGCGGGATCATAGAGCAATTAGGATTAGAGAATGACGTCGACATAGTCAACGGTACGCTTGGGAAAGCCTACGGAGTACAAGGTGGATACATTGCTGCTGATAAGATAGTTATAGATGCTATCCGCAGCATCGCTAGCGGTTTTATATTCACTACCAGTATCAGCCCAGTGATCTGTGCCGGAGCACTGGCCGCTGTAAAATATCTCAAGCAACATAGCGAGCTTAGAGATCGACATCAAGAACGAGCAGCTAAATTGAAACAGTTGTTAAAGACTAACAGTCTGCCTGTTATGGAAAGTGAAACGCATATCGTGCCAGTAATAGTTGGTGATGCGTTTAAGTGTAAGAAGATATCAGACGAACTGCTAAATGAGCATAATATCTACGTACAACCTATCAACTATCCCACAGTACCTGTAGGCACGGAAAGGCTGCGTTTTGCCCCTACACCTTTCCATAGCGATGCTATGATGGAAGATCTAGTAGACAAGCTTCGAAGATATTTTTAAAGTCCTAAGAATCTTTGATTAAGTCTGCTGGTCCAACCCAACTGCTCTTTGAGTATACCATCAGCTGTATCCCAGTCAGTCAGTGTTTTGTAGACAGCGATAGCATCTTCAGCAAACTTCCTATCAAACTCGATATCCAGTTTATCTAATAGATTTCTTTCCAACCACATGAGATGATGTTCTGGATTGGGATGCGGATCTGTGGTAGTCGTGGGCGTCAGTTTGTTAAAAGTCCAGTTCATGATTTTTCTTTTTAAGGTAGTACCTTTATAGCCTGTAGAGTCTGTGAACTCCTGTATGGGTTCTAGCCAATCGTATTTTTCCCACAATACATCGTAGATACGTAGGTCATCGAAGTGTTGATAGTCTTTGCGTAGATCAGGCCCACTGGTGATATAATATTCACAGCCTGTGCTTTCCAGCAACGCCATGGCCGAATGTATTTCATTCAAGCTGTACATAGCGTAGCTTTTTTCCTGCCATGATTCTAGAACCCATCTGATCATAACAGCACACGAGTGTATGTTACCGCTCATGCTCCAGTTGCCGAATTCTGTAAGGCCAGTGGCATGATGATCGAATCTATGGAAGTGTGTCCATTGTACTATGACTAGATCACCTGGGCCTATCTTTTGGCTGAGTATGGCTTCCGATAGACGCTGTGCTATAGCTCTGTTACCAGAGCCTCGAACAGCCCAATTTTGGAAGTCGTAGCTGCGACCCAACATGTCGGCCCATGTGGGCCATGTCCAATCCACATAACTACAGCCAAAAGTGAACAGACGTTTCTTCATGGACGCTTATCGATGATATGATCGATGAGTCCGTAGGATAGAGCTTCTTCGGCGCTCATGAAAAAGTCACGTTCCATATCAGCAGCAAACTCTTCATAAGTCTTGCCCTTAGAGTTGTGTTTGACATAGATCATCGTGAGATTCTCTTTCATCTTTTGGATCTCACGTGCCTGGATCTGGATGTCTGTGGCCTGTCCACGAGCACCGCCCGAGGGCTGATGGATCATGTGTCGAGCATTGGGCAACATGTAACGCTTGCCTGGAGCTCCTGCTTGTGCTAGTAGACTGCCCATCGAACAGGCTTGCCCCATAACATAGGTAGCTACAGGACATTTGATGAACTGCATGGTATCATAGATGCTCATACCTGCTGTGACTACACCTCCGGGGCTGTTGATAAACAAGTTGATTTCTTTGTCTGGATTCTCGCTTTCCAAGAACAATAATTGAGCAACGACCAAACTGGCCATGTGATCTTCAACTTCTCCGTTAAGCATGACTACACGTTCTTTTAACAAACGACTGTAAATGTCATAGGCACGTTCACCTTTGCTTGTGGATTCAACTACCATTGGTACTAGCATAATAACTCCTTGAATGATTCCTGTTTTTGTTGTTTCAACCATTTTATCACACGTTGATCAGCAGCGAATCCAAATTGCTCTAGATCCGAACGATCAGCTAGCGTATCGTATTCTATGCCCTTGGGAATAGCGTGTAGGACATTAGTTTCGAAAACATCAGCGATTTCGTTGATGCTGACGTTTTGCCCTGTGCCTACATCATATGTTCCAGGATCAGCTTTATCTAATAATAGTAGCATAGCTCTGACTACATCGTCAACATGAATATAATCTCTACGCTGTGTACCTTCACCGCGTACTTCTAGAGGCAATTTGTTTAGATATCGATCTATAAATTTGCCTATAGCTGTGCCTCTATTTCCTAAGACCATACCCGGACCATAGATAGTAAAAGGCCTAGCTATGATTAGTTGACAGTCTTTTGTTAGAGCTTTTAGTGTATACTCGCTAGCCAACTTGCTGATAGCATAAGGATTGAAAGGATGTTTGGCAGAACTGCTGCTGACATAGATAAACTTTTTGATTCCTATAGATTGACAATATTCAAAGAACTTGGCTGTGTTAGTCAGATTGGTCTGATAGTATTTTTCATAATGCTGCCAACTGGGATCTATCCTAGCTTCGTTGGCACAATGTATGACCGCAGACACATCTTCTATGTTTAGTCTATCCACAGTTTCAAATGGTTGCCAAAGAAATTGAACTTGTTCATCGAACTCATGATAGTTTTTGTCTAATGCTAGAACATCATAGAGATCTTTAAGTGCTGTAACCAAATGACTGCCCAAAAAACCCGCAGCGCCTGTGATCAGTATTTTTGTTTTCATCACTTATCTATCACTGATACCCATTGACCGATTAAGGTTCTGAGTGTATTATTTGACTGTTAAATACATTAACAAACTCCCAAAGAAGTTCAAAATGTCAGATACCCTATTACTAAACGCAGACGCACAGCCTGTCAGTCTTTTGCCTTTGAGCACGATCTCTTGGCAAGATGCCATTCGATACCTTGTATTAGAAAAGGTAGAAGTTCTCGCTTGGCACGAAGATTGGATCGTGAGATCAGCCAATTGGCAGACTCGTGTGCCCGCTATCGTTATACTCAAAGAATACTTCAAGAAGAAGACCTATGTGCGTCTAACCAAACGCAACGTGTTTCTTCGCGACGAGTATCTCTGTCAGTATTGCGGTATAGAGTGTGGTGCTGACGCTACATTAGATCACGTGATTCCGTTTTCAAAGGGCGGCCGCAGCACTTGGGATAACCTGTCTACTGCTTGTAAACACTGTAACTATCTCAAGGCCGATAAGACCAAGATGAAGCCTAAACGCAAACCTTATCGTCCTGACTATTGGGAACTTACAGAAAAGCGCCGCAAGTTTGGATTCCACATGAGGCATCCAAGTTGGGCAGACTATCTCAACACTTGACGGTCGTGTCTTAGCGACTGTATAATTAGTGTATGTTTCCATATATAGGCGGCAAAGCTCATCATATTAAATGGATGGATCCTCTGTTTCCATCGAACTATTCTATCTTTGTAGAAGTGTTCGGTGGAGCAGGGTGGGTCTCTGTGAAAAGCAAGAACGTAGGCACATGGGCCAAAGATCGTTACTACAACGACTATAATCCACTGTTAGCCAATGTGTTCGAATGTTTTCGTTTGGATCATGCCAGGGTACTGAGCCTGATGAATGCCACTCCCAAGAGCGATATCAACTTATATAGACAGTATCAAAAAGAACTGTTCGTGGATCTAGATTGGCAAACTGTTATCCTAGGCGACTATGATCTAGCTGTCAAATATCTTTACTTACAGACACAGGTATTCGCAGGTACACCGCTTAGTGCTAACAATGTGCCTTACTTCACAGAAACCAAAGCAGGTGGCAAGTATCCTAGCAAATATGATACATTAAAACGCAAGCTGTCTGATCATAGGATCACGGATAGGCTTTCAGCTATCACTGCTGTGGAGAAACTAGACTGTATCGATGTCATAAAGAAATACGACAGTCCTGATACATTCTTTTACGTAGATCCTCCTTATCACAGCATGGAGTTCTATTACAGCCAAGACTTTCCTAGAGACAAACACAAAGAATTGGCAGACACACTAGCCAATATAGAAGGTAAGTTCGCTCTCAGTTATTATGATTTCGAAGACCTGCGTACTTGGTATCCAGAATCACAGTTCAATTGGCATAGGCAAAGCGTCTATCGCTCTGCTGCCACTCGTTCGGGCAATGACGCAGACTATGCTACCAAAAGCAAGGGCGAAGAGATACTGATACGCAACTATTCTAATCCTTCAGATCTTTTCGTGTTCGCAGAGCCCGCCCAAATTGGCTATCTCTACACCGGACTAGATCTGCCAGGTTGACAAATAATACAAAATCCGTTACATTTTAAATTATCGCAACTAACAGAAAGTTGAGCTATGGCTAGACTTAACCAATCATTTGTAAAGCAGCAGAAGCTGACTGCTTACAAGTCAAAGTTTAAGCATCCTTTTACACTAACCAATGTGTTCCTTGACATCGAGGAGATGTCTGCTAACTATGAACACGGATTGGTGCCTTTGACCGATATCGCCGACGGCGTGGGTATCATGATACAGAACAAGATCACTAGTCCTTTGGGCAATAAGTATTCTGCTATCAACATGACTTCCACTAGCGGTATACTCATACACAAATCCACTGTGTTCACACACTGGATGTTCCAACGCAACACCTATTGTGGTAATGTGATCAATATCTTTAATCATTACTTTGAGCCCTGCGCTCGTTCCGGCAAAGGTGTTAGACTGCCTGAAGTATACGGCAGCATCGTGTTGCCTGCGGATTCGGGACACACTTCTGTCACACGCATTCTCAGAGGCGACGACTATCTGCCTTTTGAAATCACAGACATCCCAGATCAAGGCAGTTTCCAAGATACACTACAGTTAGCTATCGAAATAGCTGGAGAAATCTTTCTCAGCCTTAATTCTAAAAATGTCAAGAAGCCCAGCAAGTTCGACATCTATCGTATCGCTGTGGTACAAAAACAGGAACCAGAATACAGCATCCATAATGTGATCGATCCATTAGGGTTCAAAGTCAAACAGGATGCCAACGCAGGCATGACCGTACACAATCTAAATGACGTACATTTCCTTTGGGAATTGGACAAGAATGGTACTGCTCTAAACACAGCTCTGTCTTGGTGGAAGGAACATTGGCCCAACGAAACCGTGGATCCCTGCCTCAGCGCCAGCTTTGGGTTACTCATGAACAGAGAAACTGCTAGGAACAAAGCACCTTGGTCTAAAGCTGATCAGGATCAGCTGGCTACCATACTGAAGAATCGGTGGAATATCATCGAGTTCGCGGACGACTTTATCAAAGATGCCTACAGCGAAATCACAGACGGAGAAGGTGCTCATAAACACAATCATCAGGTCATGTATGGGTTGGCTTACCTCGCTAACAAATACATGAACAAGACTATTCCTATTCCGTCTAGCGTAGACTTTGGCAAGGCTGTCAATCGTGTCCTATAATCTCTATACGTTTGAAACACTCAAACCTTTACAGGAACTGACTGGTCGCTGTTCAGCCAAGATAGGCATCGCCAAAAGCCTAGACAGTCGTAGCTGTGATTATCAACAGGCCATAGGGCCCGACTATCCGTTTCAGTTTGAAGCCACATGGGTGGGCGAAGAACAAGAGATACGCTGGCTAGAAAGAGAAGTACTCAAGCATTTCAAAGTCAAACGCTGTGCTGAGATCAGGGCCTTGAGCGAATGGATCCGCGATACACGCAGCCAAAACGTCATAGATTACGTGGAAAGTCTTATTAAAATCAAAGACTTACAGATCAGTCGCCTTGATTGACAAAGGGTTTCTGCTGTGCTATAATACATGTATATTAACAGTTAGGAGTGACCATGCGAACACAACCACAGACTATCATCCAACAGCTAGAAGCAGATAACAGTCGTTTGGCTAAAGAAGTGATCTTGGCCAAGGCCATGAACGAGAATCTAGATGAGTTCTTTGATGGTGTGCGTTGGGCTCTGGACAAACTACATACATTTGGTGTCAAGCAAGTGCCTGTGAGCAAGGCAGATGGACAGGGTCTTGATTGGGCCAGCTTCACGCAATTGGCTGAAAGCCTGCGTACTCGTGCGCTCACAGGGCATGATGCCCGTGATGCTATCAAACTGGCCATGGATGTGGCTACCAAGGAACAATGGAACGATTGGTATCGACGTATCCTTATCAAGGACCTGCGCTGTGGCGTTTCCGAAAAGACCGTTAACAGTGTAGCAGATAAGCAGAATCGCCCAGAGTACAGTGTGCCCGTGTTTGAATGCCAATTGGCCCACGATGGTGCCAATCACGAAAAAAAGATCGCAGGAGTCAAACTGCTAGAGCCCAAGCTGGACGGTGTTCGCTGTTTGACCGTGGTAGACTATCAAGCTCGTACTGTCACACAGTTCACACGCAACGGCAAAGTTCTAGAAAACTTCAGTCACATCACGGCAGCACTGCTGTCTCGTATCGACGAGCTGGGCCGAAGCTATGTGCTAGACGGTGAAGTGGTTAGTGCCAGCTTCCAGGATCTCATGAAGCAGGTACATCGCAAAGAAGATGTACAGGCACAGGACGCACGACTGATGCTGTTTGATATTGTTCCGCTGTCAGAATTTAAAAGTGGTACTTCGATCATGGGTCAACGACGCCGTAGCAATTTGCTTAAATCTTTCAAACCCGTGTTTGATCTCTGCGGCAACATCGATATCATCGAGCAGACTGAAGTGGATCTAGACACTGCTGTGGGACGTATCTTGTTCTCAGACTACAACAAGCAGATCATCGAAAAGGGCTACGAAGGCATCATGATCAAGAATCCCGATGCGCCATACGAAACCAAAAGAACAGTCAGTTGGCTCAAGCAGAAACCCTTTATCGAAGTTACTTTGGAGGTCAAAGATGTTGAAGAAGGTACTGGTAGAAACGTGGGAAGACTTGGAGCTTTCGTTTGCTCCGGACTCGACGACGGGAAGCAGATTGCCGTCAATGTTGGTAGTGGCTTTAGCGACGCTAATCGAACTGAGTTTTGGGCTAACCGTGATACTCTGCCTGGTCAATTGGTAGAAGTACGTGCGGACGCGATCACGCAGAATCAAGATGGCAGCTACAGCCTGCGATTCCCAAGGTTCATGCGATTCCGTGGATTCAAGCGAGGCGAAAAGATCTGATGGAGGTCAAGGCTCTGGAACTTGGCTTGGTAGGAGGACTACGCGGCATCATGCGCGACCCTCGCTACTTCCAAGACTATTATCGAGGCAAGCTGACTGCCGACGGTGAACGAGCAGTCATAGATCTAGTCAATCTGTTTGGTGACGCACTGCGTGAAGCTGAACGGCAGGATCTAGATTCTAGGGCCAAGGCCATGGTCGTAGATCACCTGAGAGGAAAATAGCATGACAGATTGGATGGTAGTAGCTTCGGACACGCAGGCTCGTCTAGAAGACCTACAGACACAGCACGATCGATTGAGAGCCTTTTATGATAGTGTGGCTGCTCTGACACTGAGACATGACGTGATCGAATGTGTAGACGGTAACGAATATGCCAGCGTGGCGCCCAGTCGTTTGGGTCCACTGCTGGAAATGATAGACCCCCAATGGTATAGAAAGGTTAGCAAATGAAATTGTTTTTTGGATGGCTGCGCTGGGTATTCTCAGGCTTGGAATTTTGGAAGTGGTGTTTTTTGGCAGGGTTCGCGCTCAGTGCTACCAGTTGGCTGTGGCCTTCGCCCTATGATCTATGGAGCAGTGGTGCTGCCATGGTGATCTTTTTGGGCTGGATGATCAAGTGGGCAGTGGTAGACACTTTCCGAGACAGCTGGCAAAAGTACAAGGACAGCCGCAATCAGTTGTTGGACACGATCAAGAACAGCGATCGTTAGAACCAACTGGCCACTGCTTGGCTGCGGCAGTGATCTATGGCGCTTTGCCACATGTCGTCTTCTGGGCACTCGAACAGCCACTCCGCAGGGGGTTCATGCCATACCAGCCAGCTTTGTTCGGATCGCCAGGGCTCTTGTCCTCTCAGCTCGCCCTCTAGCTGTCCTGGGGCCCATCCCGAGTGTCCAAAGAATGCTCGCCAATACATGGGCTGTAGCTCGCTGACACGCAGGAACATTTCACTGTCTGAAGTCACAGCGATCTGGGGGTCTATGATCTGTGTCTTGACCGTGCTCCACTCTGCGCTGTGTAGCATGAACACTATGTTGGGCAGCACAGGGCCACCCCAATAGAGGCAGTGACTGCCTATGTGTTCGACTACATCTGAGCAGACTTCCTGTATGGTGTTGGTAGAGGGCCTGTTTAGTACCACGCCCGCTGAACCCTTGAGGCTGTGTTCCCAAAGATAGATCACAGTTTCTGAAAAACGACTGTCGGGCAGGCCTGGAGGTGCTATCAGTATGTCACCTGCTGAGATCATCGTCAGCTCCAGTCGGGTAAGGGACCGCCGTATTTTTTGCCTTTGATTTTCTTGCCTCTGACCTTGACTCGATCATGTCCGATCTTGTGGCTCTTGCCGCCATCGCGTGAACGATAGCCCTGGCTCTTACAGCTGGCTAGGTTGCTGGCGCCCAATGCTGAATCGGGCTTGCCTGACGTACACAGAGCACGGCTGGCACGTTCTTCTTCTATGTCTGGGACGGTGATGACTTCTGATATGCGCATGTGATATTTAACCAAAAACTGTGATAGCTGCTCCCACTATGGCCACGGCCATGCGTACTGCGTTTTCATCCCCGGCCAGCTGCTGAGCGATTTCCACATCTCTGACCTGTTCTAGGAAAAACTGTCTATCCTGTACAGTGATTTCTCCTCGCTGTAGCGCACCATCTATTTCCTGTATGCGCTGTGCCAAACTGGCGGCCTGTGGCGACACCAATTTGAGATTTTCTAGTTCTACTTGATAATCCATGATCAACGGCCCTCCCAAGCCGAACGTGCTGCTCGCAGACGATCCTGCGCCAATTTAACAGACAATTCGCAGAATGTCTTGCTGTCTCGACCTGCTGCTGTCTTGATCAGATCAGCCAGCCCCCTCATGTTACGAGCCTGAGGATCTGCTCTAAATTCACTTAGTCTAGCCAAACGCTCTGAGCTGTCTGTGGCCACATCCCAACCCCGTATGGGCTTGCTAGCACAGTCCACACGCTCTATGGCTATCTGTGTGTCCACCCAACGGTCCACCAACACAGGATCATGTGCTCGGGGCCATAGCTCTTTTAGGGAAGCACAACCCCCTAGGCTCAGTGCTATGAGCAGACTAGCAAACACTCGCATCTGTTAGGCCTTCTTTTTGGCTGGCTGCTTCTTGGCAGGTGCGGGCTTGGTAGCAGGTTTTTTCTTACACTTGTCCAACTCAGGATTGGCCTTACACTCTGCTTGCTTCTTGGCCAAACTGTTGTTCTTCCACTTGGGATCTGACTTTTTCTGTGCTTGAGTGCTAGCAGGCTTTTTCACAGGTTCAGCTGAATAAGCACCGCCTGAAGCGACAGCGAACATGACAGTGGCTAATAGTAGTGTGAGTTTACGCATATGAGTCCTCCATAACTCTATATAGGGTATTTACCCAATCCAAAAGACTTTGCGATAATTTACCCTGGAGCGAAGCGATGCGCAGCAAAAATTCCCCTCAGGAAAACTCACAGCGCGAACTCCAAACCAGCATGAAGATTACCGTCTGCTGACTGTCCACGGGCACGATGGCAGCAGCACGATAGCCCCCTCCACGCTTGACACGCATACAGGGAACGTTTTGGCTGTGGCACCAAGCAAAGAAAAAGTCCTGATCTCGCGTGTCCATGCTTTTGAGTGTGGCTAGCATAACAGTGTCAACATGGTTAATGTGGCAGGAGAACAGCGTACTAGCACTATGTAACGATCGTAAAGATCATCCCACAGTATGTGTATTATGCGTAGGACATCGTGGTTATCTCTGTACGCCTGAATGCGTTCTAGATGTTCCTGCGTACAGACTAGACTGTGTAGATCTTGGCTGATCATAGGATATAGTCCTTGGCAGGGTATCGAAAGCATTCTGGATCTGCTAGCAACACTATAGCTACAGAGTCTTCCAGTAGAAAATAGTCTGTACACAACTCATGTATGGGTTCAAACCAGCCCGGGTGGCGGATCAAATTAATCACACGATCACGTACAGTATATGAACTCCAGGAACGATAGCATAGTATACGCATACAGTATTTAAAAGAGCTAAGGGCACAGGCCCCGCTGCGAAGGATAGTGTGTGTACGCTGGCAGTGACTGTGCGGAGCCGAGAAGACTCGGTGGGAGAAGGGTGGAAAACGGTGGAAAACGGTGGAAAACGGGTGGGGACCATTTTTAGCATACCTCCAAAACCACCATCGTTTGAATCGTTTGGCCATGACTGTGCGGCACCATTTCCCACGTTTTTGAATCATATGACACCATTCTCACCACCGTTTTTGACCATTCTTGATCCTCTTTCCACGGTTCTCTCACTGGCCCCGCTGCGCTAGATCTGGTTGACACACTGCGTATCTGAGCATATACTATACAGACTATGAGAGCGATCACTACACTTACACTACTGGCTATCACGCTCGCTGGCTGTGCTAATACACAGTACAGAGACTATCGTGATGCTGCCTGGGACCCAGATATACGCCGGGGTCAATCACTTTTAGATCGTATTCCGCCATGGATCTGTCAGGGTCAGGTCTGTGAAATGTATAGGGACACTAGACCAATAGGCCCCGCTGCTAAGGTTAAGGAATAATATGACACTGCCAGACGAACGCTATCGTGCTGTGATCGCAGCTGAACGCATGTTGCGAGATCTCTGTGATCCCAAAGCCACTCCACGTGTACACAGCAGCATTAGGGATCGTGCCCGGGCAGTGTTGCGGCACTATCCTTCACAGTGGGATATGGATCGCGCAGCAGCAGCAGTGCCGGAAGTGTTCATGACACACATAGAAGATCTACACAGATTCATCCTGAAGGGTCGCAGGGATCAAGCGATCACGGAAGAGATAGAAGCGAGGATTCGCGGCCTCGAGTGAACAGTGTTGGGCCTATAGCTTAACGGTTAAAGCAGCGGACTCATAATCCGTTGACTGTAGGTTCGAATCCTACTGGGCCCACCACTGTTCTCTCACTACACAGCAGCAGCACAGCAGCAGCAACGACCCGAGCAAATACCCGAGTAAATTTACAGTCAGCAGAGCAGCGATCACGAGTCAGTCACGGGCAGCAGTGTGAGAACTCTGGGCGGGGCACGGTCAGATCACTCGAGCAGCAGCACATGAACAGCAGCTGAATGATGATCCCGACGGCTTCACGTGCTGCGCATACCTGTGGTCAGGGGTCTGTGCTGGGCAGCTAAGGGGCGCTCGGCGGGCTGTGGCAGAAATGCCACACTGTGTTCAGAATGCCACAGAAAAAATAATCGAAAAAATCTGCTGTTTTTGGTTGACAGTTTGGGCGGATGGCTGTACAATACTGACAATGAAGGAGCGAACGATGGCACGAGCTAAACGAACAGACAGAAACCACATCATCTACGAGCTGCGTGTACCCCAGGGCAACTACATCGGCGTGACAGCTAAGACAGAGAGCACTGTTAACAAAAGCGTCCGCGCTCGTGCTGCCAAGCACTTCTATCGTGCTCACAGCGAGAACAAAGATTGGGCCCTGTGTCGCGCACTGCGGACTGTCGCGAACAAAGAAGACATCACCATCATAGTACATGCTGTGATACGCGGCAAGGCTGAGGCACACAGAGAAGAAGTACGTATACGCCGTGAGGTGCGCCCAAATTTAAACACAGATGTGCGAGGCGATTTTGGTTGACACTGCCCGCAGAGGCTGTATAATAGCCGCATGTTTAACAAGGAGCGGACGATGGACAGAGCACAGCAATTAATTAAAGCCACAGAGCTGCGCAACGCTGCGGCGAGAGCGGACGCGGCGGCACATGACGTGCTGACACTGGCAGAAGCGAAACTGATGAGCAAGGCGGGGCAGCATGCCAGCCACCACCGCAGCATTAGCGGACAGTGTGCGAGGTGGTATGCGCAGGGCTACTACATGCGCAGCAACGGCAAGTGGTACGGGGCGCATGGCGGATTTGAATTTCCTAAGTACAGCACAGCATAAAGCAGTTGACAGATTGGGCTAGCGACAGTATAATACAGACATGTTTAACAAGGAGCGACATATGCTAACATTGACAGCAGAGCACAACGAAGACGGCATGTTAACACGTGAATACGACTGCGACTTTATAGTTACTACAGCTGGTGACGGCTTGTGGGGCTGTGAAGCAGGCAGACAAGTGCGTGTGACTGCGATTAGTGTAACAGAAGAAGATGACTATAAGAGCATTTATGTTACACACGACACGACATGGGACATTTACACAGACACGGGCTTTGAGGACGCTATTAGCGAGGCACTGGGCTACGCTGTGACGTTTACAGAGCAGGGCATGCAAGAGGACGAGCTTGCTAGCATGGAATAACTAGCAGCAGCAGGGGGGTTGACAAACGGCTCCCCTGCTGCTATAATACAGGCACAGTCAACAACACACAGGAGCGCATTATGGGTACACGTTGTCTCACTTTCGTCTATGATGGCGACATCACCGACGCAGCCATCATCAACCTTTATCGCCAGTACGATGGCTATCCGGAGGGCCACGGTGCTGAGCTAGCACGTTTCCTCACACAGGGCACACTGGTCAACGGCCTGCGCGGTGACGATCGCCCCGTGTTCAACGGCATGAGCTGCCTCGCAGCACAGTTGGTCGCACACTTCAAGGACGGCCCCGGGCAGTTCTATCTACACCCTGTGAGTGCCGTAGACTGCGGCCAGGACTATGAGTATCATGTCTACGAGCGTGATCGTGTGATACATGTACAGGTCCGCGATCGTGGCTTTAATATGTTTGGGCTCACCCAAAGCGATACTAATACTGCTCTGTTCGATGGGCCCATTGGTCGCTTCTACGAGTTCTGCGAAGATAGGCAAGCAGCCTAACCAAAAGGGGTTGACAGGGCACCCTAAGCCCTGTATAATACAGACTTGTTTAACACACACAGGAGCGCAACATGGAACAACAAGCACGTGAGTATTTCGTCCGCCGTCTCAACGAGATCGCAGAGGAAAAGGTCAATTCGCTGGCAGTGGCACTTTTTGGACCCAGCGGTCGTCCACAACAGCCTACCTGGGGCATGGTCTTTGAGGGCATCCGCACTGGCGAGATCACCCTTAAAGCAGACAAGGTAGACTACACGGGTCCTTACCTCAACCCGCAGGATGTGGAGTGGCCTGCTATGGAAGCAAAGAAAGCAGAGCTTGAGGACTATCGCAAGCTGGTCGCACGTGAAAAGCAAGCGGCGATGGATGCCTGTATGCTGGACGCGGGTGCGCAGGAAGCACTCAACAAGTTTGCCCAAATTTGATGTTATAGGGCTCGTGGGGGTTGACAACAGCCCCCACTGGCAGTATAATACTGACATGTTTAACAACTTTCTTTAGGAGCGACAATGCCAGCAATCATCGAGATGCGCGAAGGTACCTATAAGATCCGTGGGCAAGAAGTGTCCATGGCGGGTAACCGTTTCGAGCTCGTGGAACAATATCGTGAGGGTGCCAACGGTGGCTATGTAACTGTAGCAGGTGGCTCAGTCTACCCAAAGAACGCTGGTATCCCAGATCGTTCAATCCGTATCCGTTGCTCGTCAGCACAAAGCTACGTAGTCGTCAGCGGTGTGCCAGCTACACCCGCAGGAGACAAAAGTTTGGAGCAGATCAAAGTCAGCGATGAAGTAGTCGCACATGAAACCGATGAGCAGATCATCGAGCGACTGCGTGGCCGTTTTGAAGTGCTCAAGCACATGACACAGGCAGTCAAAGAAGGTACTGTACGTGCTATGATCGTGACGGGTCCTCCGGGTGTGGGCAAATCCTTTGGCGTAGAAGAAGTACTGTCTAAAGAAGATCTGTTCAACACCCTGGGCAATCGCCGACCCAAGTACGAAGTGGTCAAAGGCGCGATGTCTGCGGTAGGCCTGTACGCCAAGCTCTACAAGTATTCAGAGAAAGGTAACGTTATCGTGTTCGATGACTGCGACTCTGTACTGCTTGACGATCTCAGCTTGAACATCCTCAAGGCCGCACTGGATTCCAGCAAGAAGCGTACCATTTCGTGGAACACTGACAGCCGTGTGCTACGTAACGAAGGAGTGCCTGACAAGTTTGAGTTTAAAGCAGGTGCGATCTTCATTACTAACATCAAGTTCGAGAACGTGCGCAGTAAAAAGCTACAGGATCACTTGGCTGCTCTTGAAAGCCGTTGCCACTACATCGATCTCCAGATGGACACAGATCGTGAGAAGGTGCTTCGTATCAAGCAGATCGTACAGGACGGCATGTTGGATACCTATGACTTCGAAGGCAACGAGCGCGACGAGATCATCGAATATGTGATTGGCAATCGTGCTAAGATGCGTGAGCTGAGCTTGCGTACGGTGCTCAAAGTGGCAGACCTGCGCAAGAGCTTTCCGGACAGCTGGCAGAGCATGGCTGAAGTCACTGTAATGAAGAGGGGGCAATGATGCTATTCCACACCTGTCAATGGATTGGGCCCGACAAGGACCCAATCAGGGATCACGAGAACCTGTTCACATGCGGCAGTGCCGTGATCCCGGGCAAGGCCTACTGTCAGGAACACTACAGCAGAGTCTATATCGGGGGCAGTGCCGTGAAGTCTGCCCGAGCAATCAATCGTCTGATTCCTGCGGATCCCTACGTGATTCCAGCAGCTAAAGAAGAAGACGGAGAACCTAAGGAGTTAGAATTCCATGTATAAGTCTACATCGATCGTTTTGGGCGTCGTCGTCCTAGTCATTCTGCTGTTGGTCGTGGGCCCCCTGCTCACGATCTGGGCAGCGAATACCCTGTTCCCCGCACTGGCCATTCCATACAGCATGGAAACTTGGTTTGCTGTGGTGGTGCTGGGAGCGTTCTTCCGTGCCAACGTGACGGTACGAAAGAACTAATTGGTAAACCTAAAGGTTGACCTTGTGTGAACTTTTAGGTATACTATTAACATGCTGATTTGAATCAGCTATACTTTAACTTAAAGGAAAAGGCAAATATGAAGCGTATCAACCTCGAAACTAAAGAAGGCAAGCTGTTTAACGCATTGTTCAACGGTGAGAAGCTTTCTGAAGCACAGATCACCAAGCGTTTTGGTATCAAGAACCCATCAGCAACTGTTAGCGACATCCGCTACAAGGGTTTCGCTGTTTACACTCGTAACCGTAAGGCTGGCAACGGCGTCCAGGTTACTGAGTACGAGATGGGCCGTCCGTCACGTGAGATCGTGGCACTTGGCTATCGCGCCAAGGCTCTGGGAATGTCCGTAGAGTAATCGGTTTCAAAGAACAAGCCGATTCGCTCCCGGGGCGTTCTTTGGGGACTGTGGCCCAGAAGCCACAGTCCTTTTCTTTTGGCCGGCACTCCCGCCATGTTGCAAAAATACAACAGATCTTTTGGTTGACAGCCCTGATTAAATACCGTATAATAGAGGCATAGTTAGAACACAGGAGCGAACTATGTTCACAGCAGATCAAGTTTGGGGTGCCGCAGCCGCTGCTCAACGTATCAACGGTGAGTATCTCAAAGAGGACAAAGGCCGTTACACAGATGACGGCTATGTGCTGGACAAGCGAGCCAACAAAGCTATGGTCAAGCAATGGCTCCGCGACAACGATTTCACCCAGGTCACTGAAGTCGACTACGCTGCTGGTCGCACTGCTCGGGATCACTTTAAATCCTACACGCTGTTGGCCCTGGCGGGCAAGCTCAATGACTTCCAAGCCACGGCCATGAAGTTAGCTGCTAAGGAAGAGTTCACGGGGCGAGATCTTTATGACTTCAGCGTGATCAGCTGCTTGCCTTCCGTGGCTGTCCGTGATCAGGAGCGCACAGAACTCAAGCGAGAAATCTATTCCGCCCAGCCTCTCGCTGCTGCTGTAGGTGAAACTGTGATAGGGGACATCACAGTGATCAGCTCGCGATACAATCCTAACTTCGGCAAGTACCGCATCCAGGCACGGCTCAACGAAAGCTTCGTGGACTTCTGGTTCTCCAAGGAGCTAGCCGGGGAGCTGCGGGTGAAGGCCAAGGTCAAGGCACTTCGTCCGGACAACACAGCACAACTGAACTACGTCAAGGTGTTGTAAATCTGCAACACATTGATCTAGAAAGAAAATAGTGGTTGACTGCCTAAAGCAGATACACTATAATAGAGTCATAGTTAAACACAACTGGGCAACTTTTTTAGGAGGTCTCAATGTCCAAAGCAACTGAAACAAATATCCGCACCGTAGGTCCCAAGGGTGCTATCCGCAGTCTGCGTCACGCTATCAAGATGCGTCGTCCTATCTTCTTGTGGGGCCCTCCAGGCATCGGTAAATCCGACATCGTCAAGCAGATTGGTGAGAGCGCCGATCGCGAAGTGATCGACGTTCGCTTGCCACTTTGGGAACCCACTGACATCAAGGGTATCCCTTATTACAACTCTGACAGCAAGACTATGGAGTGGGCCCCTCCCTCTGAACTGCCACGCGATCCTGCCAGCAAGGCTATCATCTTCCTAGACGAGCTTAACTCTGCTCCTCCGGCTGTCCAGGCTGCGGCCTATCAGTTGGTCTTGAACCGCCGTGTTGGTACCTATGTCCTGCCCGATGGCGTTGACATCGTTGCCGCTGGTAACCGTGACGGTGACCGTGGTGTTACCTACCGTATGCCTAAGCCACTGGCTAACCGCTTCCTACACTTGGAAATGAAGCCTGACTTCGATGACTTCCAGGAGTGGGCTGTTATGAACAAGGTCCACGCAGACGTGGTTGGTTACTTGGGTTTTGCCAAGCAGGACCTGTTTGACTTCGACTCTAAGTCTAGCTCACACGCATTCGCAACTCCTCGTTCTTGGTCTTTCGTGAGCGATCTGCTCAAAGATCCAGATGTGGATGTCGACACACTCCAGAACTTGATCGCTGGTGCTGTTGGCGATGGTCTGGGCATCAAGTTCATGGCTCACCGAAAGATCGCAGGTAAACTGCCTAAGGCAGAAGACATTCTAGACGGCAAGGTCAAGGATCTCCAGATCAAGGAAGTGTCGGCGATGTATTCTTTGACCGTTAGCCTCTGCTACGAGCTCAAGGACCGTGCGGATAAGAAGGTCAAGGGTTGGGATGCTATGGCAGATAACTTCTTCCGCTACATGATGGACAATTTCCCAACTGAGTTGGTTGTGATGGGTGCTAAGACCGCGCTCACCAACTATGACTTGCCTTTGGACGCCAGCAAGATGACGAACTTCGACGAGTTCCACAAGCGTTTTGGCAAGTATGTTTTGAAGGCCATGGAGAACTGAGACCTCCCTGTGGCCCTCAGGGGGAGTGCCTGCCCAGGGTGCTCCCCCACCCTTTTCAATCCGGTTGACAGGGTCTAGGGCTTGTGCTATAATACATATATACAGTTAAGGAGCGTCCAATGGATCCAATCGTAGAGAAACTAACAACTGCCCGAATCGGACTGTTGCTCAAGCAACCGTTCTTTGGCAATATGGCCACCCGTATGCGTTTGGTAGACGTCACCGATCAGGGCTGGTGTAAGACTGCGGCAACTAACGGCCGTGACTTTATGTATGATCGCAACTTCATCAACAAGCTCTCTGAGAAGAAGCTGGAGTTCCTGTTCGCACATGAGATCGGTCATTGCGTGTTTGATCACTTTGGTCGCACTGGTAGCCGTCACCGTGGTCTTAGCAACATCGCACAGGACTTCGCTATCAACCAAATCCTCGTAGACGAGCGTATCGGTGAGAAGATCACTGAAGTTAAGATCTGCTACGATCCAAAGTATCGTGGTTTGGCTTGGGAAGAGATCTACGATCAATTGTGGGAAAAGGCTGAGAAGATCGATATCAATGATCTTATGAAGCAATTGGGCGACCTGCTCGACGAACACATCCACGAAGAAGAAGGCCCTGGTGCTGGCAGTGGCGATAAAGACGGCAAAGGTGGCAAGGTGCCTGGTCTGAGCAAGGAAGAAGCACAGAAGATCCGCGATGAGCTTAAAGAGGCCATGATCCAGAGTGCCGCGGCCGCTGGTGCCGGCAAGGTGCCCGCAGGAATCCAACGCCTGCTCAAGGACTTGACTGAGCCCAAGATGAACTGGCGTGAAGTTCTACAGATGAACATCCAGAGCATCATCCGCAACGATTACTCCTTTACTCGTCCTAACCGCAAGAGCCAGCACAGTGGTGCGGTGCTTCCAGGCATGAAGAACGATCAGACTGTAGACGTGGCCATTGGTATCGACATGTCAGGTTCTATCGGTGACGCAGATGCCAGGATCTTCCTGTCAGAAGTCAAAGGCATCATGGACCAGTATGAGGACTATGCCATCGACATTTGGTGCTTTGATACTGCTATCTACAATCACCAACGCTACACACATGACGACGGTGACGCATTACTGAGCTACGAGCCCATGGGTGGTGGTGGCACAGACTTCGAAGCCAACTGGGAATACATGAAGGGTATCGATCTTGTGCCCAAGAAGTTTATCATGTTTACAGACGGCTATCCATGCGGTGGCTGGGGTGACGAGGACTACTGCGATACCCTGTTCATCGTCAAGGGCTCTAGCAACGAAGCACCCTTTGGTCAGACTGTGATCTATGATGAAAAGACTTCGTGATTGGCTGGCGGGTCTATTAGCGACCCGTCCGCTATTCGATTACGACAGTTTCGCTAGCAGCCAGGTCGCTTCAAAGGCCTGGCTGATCGAGCGATTGGAAGAGTGCCTACAACCCCTACAAGCTCCCGCAGATGGTTACAAGGTCTGGATCTTCGCAGGCTGGTATGGAGTGACCAATCTGATCATGCGCACCAGGGCAGTGATCCCGATCAAGTATGTGCGCAGCATCGACCGGGATCCTGCTTGCCAACCTATCGCAGACAAGATCAATAAGTTCTGGGAAATACAGGATTGGCAGTTCAAAGCACAGACGGGCGACATTAACTACATAGATTACTCTGTAGACAACCCGCATGTGATCATCATGACTTCTGCTGAACATGTAGCCGAGACCAAATGGTTTGACGACATACCCAAAGGCACCATAGTGGCCATACAGGGCAGCGATCTGGCTATCCCTGATCATATCAATCGGATCACTTCCCAGGAAGATCTTAAAGATCTGTATCCTCTCGCAGAGTGCCTCTATTCGGGCTCTATCACTTTTAACTACCCAAACAACTCTTTTACCCGGCACATGATCATTGGCCATAAGTAAGTGGCCCCGCTGCTTACGTGTGCGTGTATGTTGACAAGAACGATAAAAACAGTTAAAATAAACACAATACGAAAGGACGATGACCCTGATCACGTAAATAAAACCATATGAGCAAGCTAGAATACTATTGTAGACCATTGGTAGCATTTGATCCCTCCAACAAGCAGCATAGGCGGTATTATAACGAATTCCTAGAGTACGGTGGGTGGGGAACTTGTCCAGTCCGATTTATAGTGCCCGACGATCAGGGCCTAGACCTTACTGTCATGATCAAGAATGCCCTAGTACAATACTACGTGGACAGAGAATTTAAAGAACGAGCAAAACCCAAACTCAAAAGATAGGAGCGAAGATGATTGAATTAATCATAGCATGGCTGGCAGGTGCTTACGCAGGATGGGTAGTCAGCAAGATCGTATTCAAAGCCAACTTGCGCGACGCACTAGAAGAACTGGGCGTGGACACAGACACTAAACGCAAAGAGCTGCGTGAGAAAGCCCTGGACTTCCTCAGGAACGAAGAAGAGGACGACGAGGACGATCTCCCCGTCTATCAGCTGCGCATCGAGCAGCACGATGGGATCTATTTCCTCTACGACGATGAAGACGGCCAGTTCATGGCGCAGGGTGCCGACTTCCACGAGCTGGTAGACAAGCTGCGTTCACGGTTCAAAGCTGCCAAGTACACGGTCAGTGGGGATCAAGCTGCTGTGCTACGTGAACTGTTGCAGAAAAACAACATCTCTCTTTCTTCTCCAAAAAACGGTTGACAAGCTGTCCAAAATAGTCTAGAATACGGACTATGAAGGATACGAACTTTTACCTCAAATGGATAGCTTGTGCTATCACTCTCGCTGGTGCGCTGTGTACTTCACTGCGCATCGATCCCCTTAACATCTATCTTCTCAACTCAGGTGCGCTGCTGTACTTGATTTGGTCGCTGAGAATCCGTGAATGGAATCTAGTGGCGATCAATGGCGGGCTGCTCGTGATCTATGTTGTGGGATTATTCTTTGGTTGACAGGAACCCAAAGTTCTTGTATAATACACTTACTTTCGTAAAGGAGCAACTATGGCAAAATGGATTGTAATCATCGCGCTAATCATCCTGGCACCAATGTTTGTTATCAACTTGGTCACAGGCACGGTTAATTTCATTTCAACCCAGGGTAAGGCTTTGGTTACCGAAGTGGCCAAAGAGGCATCCAAAACTGTCAAGGAGGCAGGTCAATGAGCTATATGAAGACTTTCGAAGATCCGATGTATGATGATGATGGAGTCATGGTTGACGAGGATGGTCCCATGCTTGAGGACGAGGTTATGGATCTTGTCAGCCTTTACGGGACAGATCGCGAGGCTATCCAGATGATTTCAGATCAGTTGGGTGTGTCGATCACTGAAGTAGAAGACGTGATCATCAGCTTGGGCCTCTCAATCGTTGAAGACGACGATGAACCCTATGAGCCGGACTACGACGATTACGACTATAGCGGCGCTTGATAGTGGGTGGTACTTGGGACTGTTGCAGAAATGCCACAGTCCCTTTTTTCTTTCAGGGTGCCTGTTTTTTTGGTTGACCGCAACTGCTGCTGCTGCTATATTAGGGATACAACAAAGGAGCAAATGAAATGAAACGCTATCGCTTTGTAATGGATTCGGGTGTAGCTTACGATGTGGTCGCACGTGATTTCCGTGCTGCTTGCTTGGTCTGGGAACAGTTCCGCTTGGATCCCCGTGAGATTGCTGCTGTGGAGATCCGCTGATGTTTTGGCTGATCATCGCGCTGTATCAGGGACCTACCTATGTAGACAAGGTCGTAGTGCCCTTCCCCACCGAGAAAAGCTGCGCTGCTGCAGCCCGGGAAGTGGCCGCGGATCGCCTGACCGCCAAGGCTGTGTGCGTGAGCGATGCGCATCACAAGGGCCTAAAGAAAGACCCTAAGGTCAACATGGATTAAATTGGTTGACAGCAGGCGCAACTGCTGTTATACTACTGACATAACTTAAAGGAGCGAATATGTACGAACAAGGTGAAAGAGAGCGTGTGGTAGGGATCCTCAAGGGTTGGCAGTTCGATCGCAAGCAACACGGCAGCTTGTATGATCGTGGATCCGCAGACTCATACTATGGCCGTCGCCGTAATCCTCACTACGGTGGAGTTGGCGGTGATTCAGGTCCCCGTGTTGAAGTCTCTGATTGTGCGTCAGTGACCGAATACAACCAGGGCTACAACGACAACACTGCCGCTGGCTGCTTCAAAGATTGGGGATGATCGTGGACAAATTCCTGTTCTTCTGCCTCAGCCAACAGGATCAGGACTTCCTGAATCAGTATGCTTCGGGCCAGGGCAGGGCTAGCCTTTTCCATGATATTCCCATGGAGCACCTGGATCGTGTGCGAGCTCTCATGAAGCGTCTCAAGCTGCGCACTGAGACGATCTACAGAGGTCCACGTGGGCGTTTCAGGGATCAAAGCCGTACTTGGAAGCAGGATGCTAATCGTTTTGCTGTGTACATCCGACATAACTAATTGAAATCATTGAAGAAAAAAAGTTGAAAAAATTGGTTGACAGCCTGGGCCCAAATTGCTATAATATGGGCATAGTTAAACAAAAGGAGCGCGATATGTCAGAGAAAGCATCAATGTTTGTGTTCATGGTCGGACTGCTGTTGACAGCATTTGGCGTGGGCGGTGTGGAGCAGAGCATGGACGACATGGGACTGCTTTACGGTGTGTTGGTCAGCGCGGTTGGCTGCGCGATCATGTGGTGTGGCACATTGGGACTGCGTAACGCAGACTATTATGGCCGTTAAACGAGAAGAACTAGACTACATGCGTCGCGCTCTGGACGCACTGGACGATCCAGAGACTACAGCCATGGGCGCGGCCAAGATACTGAGGACCCTGAGCCAGATCGCTGATCGAGCATCACGTGAGATCGAGCAGAAGTTTGTGGATCGGGTGGATCAGAACTTGGCCAATCAGTATTTGGTTGACAAATTGAAACAGAGCAAGTAAAATACACTATCATTAACTGAAGGAGCGTTCTATGCCAAATTGGTGCAACAACACAGTGGAAATCAGCCATGAGGATCCTGCTAAGATCCAAGCACTGGCCCAGGCCCTTAAAGCAGGCGAGTTCTGCCAACATGTGATTCCTACTCCTAAAGAGCTCACTGACACAGTGTCAGGCTTCATGGGCGAGGATCAGCGTGAGGCTCACGAAGCACAGCAGAAGGCCAACCTTGAGAAGTATGGACACACAGACTGGTATAGTTTCCAGACCAGCCGCTGGGGCACCAAATGGGATGTGGAATGTGAAGATCCCCAGGTAGATGGCAACACGCTGACTGCTTATTTTGATTCAGCATGGTCGCCGCCCATCGGAGTTTATCAGGAGTTGGTCGAGCAGGGCTACTCCGTGCGAGCCATGTATTATGAACCAGGCATGGCCTACGCTGGTGTGTTCGAAGATGGCGATGACGACTACTATGAGCTGGGCGAAATGCGTAGCCAGCAGGTGCGTGATGAACTGCCCAGTGATTTGGACGATGCGTTTGGTATCTCCGAACAGATGGAAGAATACGAGCGCGAAAACGAAGAAGAGCTCACGCAATGGATCCGCGAGGGTGCCGAAGAGAGGCAGAAGGATGAGTCGTAAGATCGCGTGGGTGGTAGTGATGGAATTGGGTTCGGACGGCAAGGAAGACCCCCAAAAGGTCGACGAGCTGTTCGAGCTTACAGTCAAGGACTTGGTCTATGACGATGAATTCATACAAGCTCTTGGCGAAACTCAGTCGGTCTCCTGTAGGATCGACAGATTGGCAGATCAAATGGTTGACAGCCAAACCAAATGATCATACACTAACAGTATGATGGGGATGGTCCCTACATACACAACTTAGGCAATGAAAGGCAACTAAAATGGCAACTGACAAGAAGTTCTCTGTAGCGGGTGTTAGCACCCTTAATGGCAAGACCAAGGTTCGTTTCGCGAACGACGTCATGCGTATCAAGATCCTGGACAAGAATGGACACAGCGATGTGGACCTCGTCGAGCTTCCTCATCCGATGACCAAAGGTGAGATCGCAGCTCACATGAAGAGTGTGGGTTTCGGCAGTGGCAATGCCGCTGTACAGGCCGCGATCGAGTACATCGCGAAGAAGAATCCAGCTCCAGTGGCCAAGGCCCCGAAAGCTGTGAAAGCTGCCCCCGAGAAGGTAGCAGAACTGGCTTAACCCGATTCGCTCCCGGATTAGCCAACTTGAAAAGCACTGTTGCAGCAATGCCACAGTGCTTTTTTTTCTGATCTTTTTGGTTGACAGCCCAATCCAAATTTAGTATACTAGAGTCATAGTTAGAACAAGGAGCGTGAAATGGCTATGCTGGTAATCCGTACACAGGTCTATGAGAACTACGCAGCTCACACGGGATTCACAGGTGAATTCCACTGGAAGGCCAAAGGTGGATCAGAATACAAGATCCTGGGTGTGCCTCTGAACGCAGACTATGACGAGATAGTCGCAGCAGCAGGCGTGGAGCGCGATGACGACTACTTCCGCGAGAACATCATCGATTGGTCTATCGAAGGTGATGACTACCTCAGCTGGTTTGAGAAGTCGCAGCTGGATTACGAGGGCATGATCCGCCACGCTGAACCCAGCATGGACTACGCAGAATTGGTTGACAGGGCCGCGGCTTGAGGCTATAATTGGAACATGAAACAAAGGAGCGAACATGAAGATGCGAGAGAGGCGTATCCGACAAACCCGTCATTGCCTACAAGGTTGGTTTGAATCTGCTGGCTTTTTGGCCAGACAGCTACGCTACAAAGAAAAGCGTCGGCTCCTGCGTGAGAGCTATCTACGCGGTCTACGTGGTTGACGCCAGCCTGTCCTGACAGTACAATACACACACTGTAAACAACTTAGGAGCGCAACATGATCCCAGCAAACATCCGTGATTTCATCCTCCGTGACTCAACCGTCTCAGATACAGCAGAGCTGATCGATCTGATCAAGCTGCGTCGCAACAGCCTCTCTAAGCGTACAGCAGCATCAATCGCCCTGGGGGACAACGTCTCATTTACCAGCAGCAGAACAGGGCAGCGTGTGAGCGGGACCGTTGAGAAGGTGGCCATCAAGAATGTCATCGTGCGCACAGCCCTGGGACGCTATCGTGTGCCAGCCAACATGCTGGAGGTCCAGTAATGGAAATCACCGTCAAGATCCCCAAACGGATGATCAAGCAGGTACAGCAAGAAGTCCAGGAGCTGACAGGCCGTAAGCCCACTGAACGCGAGCTTGAACGGTTCTTCCGCAAGGACATCCTTTGGATGTATTCTGAAGCTTTCGAGGATGGTTTGCTGGACAGTATCGAGGCACATTTCTAAGGAGCACAGATGAACAATCCCCTAAAGCCACAGCCCATGTTTGACACGCCCACGACTCCAGAAGGACTACAGGATTGGCTGATGAGCCTGTCAGGCAGTGAGCGCACAGTGGCCCTGACCGCAGCAGGAATGACTTGGAACTTGGCTTCCCATTTGGTTGACACTGAGATCCAAAACGCATATAATAACGACACTGTAAACAACTGACGGGAGCAGACTATGACACAAGCAGAACTACTCAAGCAACTGGACACTCAATTGGATAGCCTAGAGCAGACTGCTCGCAGCTTATGCTTGAGCAAGGCCACGCAGGCTGAGATACGCGATCACATCTATGCTATCTACACTGCTGCTGAGAACGAGCTAGAGGGATCTGATACCAAGCTGGTCCGGAACCTGATGACCGGTGAGTGGGTCAG